ATCCAGTGCCGTCAGACTTATTTTCTCGTTTCAACCTAAAGGACGCTAATATCTTACCATCAGATTCGCCTCCGTCTTTTATAATTAATATAGAAGGAAGAGGCTCGCCGGTCGTATCACTTGTCCCAACTTTCAATTCTGTTCTAAATTTATGAGTCGCTAATAATGAGCCAAGATTTTCAAAATTATACAAAGTTGTTTCTTTTCTACTTAATTGGACGAGAGTTACGTTTTCGTGTTGTAGTGTAGCATAATGTTCTAAAGCATTACCAATAGTAGTAAATAATTTCTTTCTCTCTTTCTTACCAGGCGCTCCTGTTTTATTCAGTATAGTATTTAATTTACCATAAACATTTTTATATACCATATTGACGGCCTTTGATGTATCCTTGTCCTCTTTTAGAGTTTTATTATAATTAGATTTTAGTTGTGAAGTTAAAGTGATGCCAAATATCCTGTTAAAAAATTCTTTATATCCATCTACTAGTCTCCCACGAACCTTTTCTCTTTCAAAATTAACTCCCCCTTTTTGCCCAAATTGCTTAACGTCATCAATCTTTAATGATACTTGTATATCTGTTTTTATAAGCTCACCTTTATCGTTTGTAATTTCTACATACACATCAACTTTGGTCGTTTTTTGATCTTTAACTCCGGCCGCTCGTACTTGAATTAGATCATATCTACCATTTTCATACACCGTAGTGGCCCATTGTTTAACGATTGGAGAATTTGCATACCTACATGATGCCACGACATATTCATCTAATGCAGCTTTACTTTTACGATTAAGTAAAAAGGCCAAATTAACCGGAGCTAAATGTATAGCTAATTCAACATCATCTTTTATTTTTGTTCCTTTATTTGGGGCCTCATATATTTTATGAACTTTATCCGCGCTTTTTCTTTTTGGTAGCCCCCAAAGCATTTTGAACACTTCCTGCGGTGTAACATCAGACCCTCTTCTACCTCGTACTAATGTAAAGCGACAAGCGATTGCGGCCGCAAAAACACCTTCTGCGGTATCTCCCATATTTGCGCCAACCTTTGGTTTACAAATTTGACCAAACTTAATTTCTTTATTTTGATAACTTGATAAAAAAGTTAAATCAAGAGCCTCGTTTATTTGCCCGTCGGAGACTAATTTTAAAAATTTAGTCAGGGCCTTTTTATCGGACGATTTTACCCAGGTAGGTTCCACAACAACTCTAAACTTATCTCCAGAAGCAAACATATCGGCCACTCCTGGAGCATACTTCCCTATTTTTTTGCCTGTAGTGTCACGAATGGGCGTTCCCGATTGCTCAATTTTCATTTACTTCTTCCTTAAAAACTTCGCAGGCCCATTCTTTCTCCGGTCCCCAGCATCAAAAGAATAATCACTACTGGGCATTCCTTTTTTTGGAATTTTAACAGCCCATGTAGTGTCATGAGGTACAGAAGACTTGCTGCCATATCCCTTTACGCGAAAACGAAGCTCTGGCGTCACATCAAATCTAGGAAGGGGAAGGTTTGCAGGATTCTTTTTCATATAAAAAGAACCAGCGCCCTGAACATGAATATAATATGTCCCTTTATCGGCATAATAATCCCATATCATGCGAGCAGGAACATGAGTCAAATATAGGTCTCCCCCTCGGCGCGCAGCAGCCACTCTTTGCTTTGCAGTAGCTGCCGTCTTCGTTCCAATTGCAACAGGGCCCCAGGTGTCCAATAAGTCATCATCATAGGTAAGTGTCTGTAAATACTTAGTTAGAGTCTCACTATTCTTTGTATCTGCATACCATTTATTGGTCTTGGTGTTCCAATGAACCTTTCCTTGAGCAAAGTCTTTCCCTGTAGTACCAATCTCTAGATTATGTTCTTTTCCTTGATGTAAGAAAACAACATCAGCCCTATTAGTCGAACCAGCAGTCTTCTTCGTATTGGCATACCCTAACCTATAAAGCCCACGCTGAATCTTGCCTTCATACTTAAAGGCTTTGGATGCATGGGCTTCTAAAAGATATTGTTCAAATGATTTCACTTCAATTCTCCTTATAAACAATTAATACTATTTATAAAGAATCATATTCCCCTATACCTTCTTCCGAATATACCACACGTTTTATATTGAAGGTTGCAATCGCCCTTTGACATCCAATACAAGGTTTAGAGATCCCCCAAGTGAAAGAACTATTTCTAGCACCTGTCCGTTTAATTCTACAAACATACAACGTAGACTTGGCTAACATCTTCTCATCTATGTGTCGAAGGGCGTTCTTAATCGCCGACACTTCCGCATGAAGATATATCGCATCTTCATTAGAGGCATATTTTTTTTGAAAGGGGTGTGACTTCTTTTGATTAGTGCCTACAGCAATAATTCTATTCCGATAAACAACAGCGGCCGCCAGGCGGGCCCGATTGCTCGTCTGACTCACATCAACATCCTCTGCCATCAAAGACAACAGATTTAATATCTTCACCGAAAGATTCATAATAAGAATGTGGGGAGAGGATACCGGCACCCTCTCCCCACGATTGTGGTGTAAGTAATATGGTAAGTCGCAATCTATTTTAGATTATATTCTTCACCATGAGGAAATGAAGAAGACTCCAACCAGAATTACACCACATTAACCATTCTTAGCCTTACCCACATTTCCACCAATGGTGTTAATCACTTTAAGAATCGTGTCGATGATCGCATTATCTGATTGATTTGGTGTTAATGTGGCAATCAAAGCTGCAACTCCTACAATCTGAGTGATGATAATTAATACCTGGCCCCAATTTGCAATAATCCATTCCATTTCAATTCTCCTTAATTCTCTATTATATAGAGTTACTATCTTCTATTTATAAAAGTTAATTTATTATCAACGAAGAAAAGTCCTTCTTTTTATGTGATTGTGTGGGGGAATCACTAATAAGATCTTCTTGGGCCGATTGCTCACAGTCAAATAGGCGCATTTTCATCCTATCAATACCCACAACAAATTTTCGGTCTTTAGTTATATCATTATATCTATTCTTTAATTGTTTCACCATAATCTGCCCCAATTCTTCAAGCTCATCGCTTGTAATTAATGCCAGAAACAAATCGGCTGTAGCAGGAAGCCCAAAGCTTTCTGCGGTATTCTCCATCCCCACATCTGAACTAGAAAACCCCTCTCGATTTAACTGTGTAGCAGATATGATGGGAACCGAACGTTCGACTGCAAATCCCCTCAACTCTTCCGCAATACTCTTAATGTAATTATATGAATTTAAATTTCCCCCAGGCTTAATTCTAACAGAGGTGCATAAATTAAGGTAATCAACAAATATTACGTCAGGAATAAAATTCTTTTTAAGGTTCAACTCATTTAACAGGTGCCTAAAATGTCCAACCCCAGCCTGGGCAGTAGGATATTCTTTAACGATCAGCTTACCATCGGTCATGTTGCGAACCTTTTCCACTTTCTTATTATATATCACCTTAGGTAAATCCTTAATATCATTCATTCCAACATTCAACAGATTAGCATCAATTCTATGTGATATCCACTCTTCAGCCATCTCCAAAGTAATATAAAGAACATTCTTACCTTGTGTAAGATAAGATGCTGCAAAATGACACATAGCTAAAGTTTTACCTGCGCCTGGACCAGCCATCAAAACATTCAAAGTCTTTTTATATATTCCACCATTCGTAATTTTATTAAAATATTCTAAATCAAATGGCAAATGCTCTTCATCATGATTATAGAAATCAAATCTATCATCAAAGTCTTCTAGATAATCATGCCCGACATGTGTATCAAATGAAACACTCAACGCACCCTTCATTAAGTCGGGTATAGATTCCTTAGGAGAAGTTTCATTATCTGAATCTAATATTTGAATAGCTTCCATTATGGCATTGTACATCGCCTTATCTTTACAAAATTGTTCAGTATTATCAACCAACCAATCCATATTTGGAAGATCTTCCTGGGATGAAATTACATCCAAACAATTCTGAATACTATCCATTTCCGTTTGACTTATCTTATGATTATTATCAATTTCAATTAAAAGCGCAGTTGCGCTGGGAAGAGAATTATACTTCAACAAGAAACTTGAAATTTCCTGAAAGACCAATCTTTCCGCTTTATCTAAAAAATACTCACCCTTTAGAAAGGGGATCACTTTTCGGGTAAAAGGTTCGTCGCGTAACAACCCCACCAGTATTGTCGTTTCCAGTCGATCCATCAATATCCTTTTCTTCCCCCTTTTGAACGAGGTCCTCATTAATAATTTCAGACAGTATATTCCCCAAAAGGGTTACAATGTTTGATGTCTCCTCCTCATCATATTCCTTATCATTTAAATGATCTGGAACACGAATTACATCATAATCAAACTTTAGAGTAAGGGTGCCATCAGCATTTACCTCCTTAGCAAAACCAACAGTACCATACTGATATATAACACCCTTATAATCACCCTTCAACAACTCAACACACCAATGGTCATTATCAGCATCCTCAGGGTGATCAACTAATCTATACCAATCATTATAACTCATCGCCGCCTTCCTCTATATCACTACCATATGCAAATTCTTTTTGACAAATAGCATCTAACTGATCTAATATATCCTTAGTAAAATATTTTTCAGGATCCTTATAAATGGCCTTCGCGAACACCTTTGTTCCGTCGGGCACTTCAATTCTTGTAGACACCTTTTTAAATATTCCATGATCGACCGCAAGGTCAATCAACCCATAATATCTATTTAGACCGGTATCATAACGAAGCAAAACATCTACCATTTTGTTTTCTTTGGTCAAACGCGATTTATGATTCTTGCAATGAATCACATGGCCAACAACTTCGGTGCCATCCTTCTCCTTCTTGCGCGAGAGGTAAACAATATAGTCGGCTGCATATTTCAGCCCTGCGCCTCCACCCATTTCCTTTTGTGGAAACATTGAACCAATAACATCGTAGGTATGATTGGTCACGATCATAGGAACCTTTGCCTGACCTAGTTTTAAAGTAAGCACCCGAAATGCGGCCTTGAGAATTGCGGCCCGAGTCATATCCTTTGTCTCTTTGCCTTCGGCGCTGTCTTCCATTTCTTTTGTGGTAGAAAGCATACCAAGACTATCAAGACACATCAGCAATGGGCGACGATCTTCTTCCTTATCTTCCATATACTTCTTTAGAACCACTAGAGCCTGGTGACGAAAATGCTGAACCGTAGCCACCGGAACAATTATCAATCTATCAATATCAATACCTCGTTCTATGAGCATCTTCTTTGTGATGGCCGACTCACTTTCAAAATAGATCACTCCGCCTGTCGGATTATCCTTTAAAAATTGGCTCACTACACCCATTGCGAAATAGGTTTTACCTGTAGAAGATTCTCCAGCCAATGCAGTAATCTTATTACCAGGAAGTCCCTTGTAAATAGATCCAGACAAAAGCGCATTTAAAATATATGAACCGGTATCAATATACCTATCCACATCAGCATAGGTATCAACAAATTCATTACTCTTTGAAAGCTCAAACGCCAATGACCGAATATCATTTCCCATAATTGCATCTCCTCTTAATATGTAGCCTTCACCCTATCACAAAGCCCATACCGTTTAGCATCCTTTGCAGTTAACCATTGATCTGATGCAGGTAAAAGAATCTCTTTAATTTGCTTCAAACTCATACCGGTACATTTTTTATAATGAGACAACATTGCCTGAGAACATATATCTCTAGCCCGCTCGCCTGCCATCAATTCATGGTCCTTACCGCCAAACCACCAATCAAATTGGTGTGATAGTATCATTGTATTTGGGGTCAATGTTCTTTCCCCCCGTTCACCAGACATGAAAATTAATAAACCTGCGCTGCAAATCTCACCAACACCTAAAGTGCGAACAGGAATTTTAGATCCCTTCATTACATCAATCAACGCAAACGCATCAGTTAATGACCCACCAGGAGAGTTAACGATTAGGGTTAAATATTCAAAAGGTTCGTCCATAAATGAAGCCTTTAATATCCACTCAATAGCAGGACGAACCAATTCAGTATCAATTGGACCCATTAATAAAAACACTCCATTCCTCTCTAATGAAATATCTTCAGTAACGGCACCTGGCTGAACTTGCTTAACAACATTATTTCCCATTATACATCCCTCATATTACACAAAAAAATCATTTAACGTAGACTCTTCCTTTGGCTTCCATCCCATATGATCTAACATTGAAGTTAGTGGATCTAAAAATGCCTTTTCAAATTGTAAATCATAATCAATATATTCATCTAAACAAAACTCATCTGGTAATTTACCAACAACAGAAATTACAAACTCGGTAACTGGATTGGGCTCATTCAGATACACAAACTTAATTTTATCGCCATTATGAATAATTGGATATTTTTTAGTTAAGGCGTGCGTATTTAAAAGTCTATTATATAACAACGAACCTCGCACATGAATTGGAGTTCCCTTAATACACATACCCCTACCATCATCATACTTATCTACCCCATTAACTCCACGAGGAAATGCAATGTCCTCTAAAGGTAAAGAATTAAACTCAGAACGGAACTTAGAGACAAACTCATACATATCTTCCTGTGTACCATTCATCATTAGCTTAATAGCCTCAGTCATGCGCGTGCGACATATAGCCGGTGTTGAAGACTTAACAGTTTCCAATCCCATCATTTTCAACTTAGGCTGAGAATATCGAACACCCTCACTATCATAAACGTTCAAAGCATATCTTTTTTTCGTAGTCCATATCCCCTTATCTGCAATAATTTCCCTGGTCATGTTCATTTTTTGTGAATACGCATTCATATACTCCGCAAGATCTTCATAACACGATCCAATATATGGAACAATTTTTCCCTGGGAAGCTTTATCCAGAAAGGAAACTACCGCATTTACATCAACATCCTTTTCACCAAATACCTTATTAACTAAGCCCTCCAACGAGACATAGATACTATCTGTATCAGAAGCAATAATATAATCAAAATCTTCTGTTCCCAATATATCATTTAGATATGAATTCACTCTTGACTCGATCCACCTAATAGAAAGTTGGCCGGATTTAGTTACTGCCGTGGCCAACCTAACATCATAAAATCTAAAATATTGATTACCCAATGCACCATAGGCACTATTTAATTGCACCTTCCGAGCCAACTGCATATTCTTATATTGTGCAATTTCTTTGGTATATTTGGTATAAAAATGTTGCTTACCTTCAGCCACAGTATTAATTCTACCGACACCCTCAAGCTTTTTTTCTGACTCCAACATCATTTTCTTATATTGCTTCCTTTCATCATACAATGTTTCCATCATTTCAGAAAGAAATCCTTGTTTAGTGGTATCAAAAAATTCTACATTAGGGGTAACAGTATACTCATACTTTTTAAGTAGTGATGTATCAAATGCTTTATCTATAACCTCATCATATACTGAAACATTTCGACCCTGGCCCAACACTAAAGAGTCATATAAATCTCGGGGAACATCCTTCCGATCAACCAAAGTTTCGGGGGAGATATTGTATTGCATAATCAAATGTGGATATAGTGAATCTAAATCAAAAGATACGACCCATTTATGAACGCCTGATATTGGTTCCTTTACATATGCACCAACGTACTGATCATCTTTAGATCCGGGCTTGGGTGGAGGAAGAACTACATTTTTCTGTTTAAGGTGATGGTATATCATCGTGTCCCACATTCGGACCTGAGAAAACACATCATTATAATTAACCTTAGCTGAATATGCTAATTCTAGAATCATGTCAATGAGCTTCATTTTATCATCTATTTCATCAACCAACCTAACATCCCGAATATTATATTCAATAAACTTCTGATAATCATTCCTGTATAGTTGATCGAGGTTAGAATACTCATCATACTCTAACTTTCGATATCCAGTTTCAATATGAGCAATATGATCTAACCTGTAACTTTCTCTATTGGTGTAAGTAAACTTCTTATACATTTCCATATAATCTAAAATCGAAATGCCCAATAAATTTATTGCCTGATTCTCCCTACCATGAATAATAGCATTCCTAACAGAAAATCGTTTCCAAGGAGATAGTCGTTTTGCCTCCTTCTCACCCACAACATTCGTAATTCTATTAACCAAATATGGAACATCAAAAAATTGAACGTTCCAGCCAGTTATAATGTCTGGATCAACATTTTCCCAAAATTCAATGAACTTGAATATAAGATCCTCCTCATCTCGACAGTCAATGTAAATTACATCATCAGGCGCAGTAAATTCACCACCCCAACCAAATACAAACATTCCAGAATGTTCCCTATTAGGGCTTTTTATATTCATCGCAATAGATAACAACTTCTCAGTAGCAGTTTCTGGATATGGAAATCCATTTTGAGAGTCAACCTCAATATCCATATTAACCATGACAATATAATCTTTATCATACTGCACTTCAGAATATTTGTCGCCAATATAACAATACTGATAATTTCTATTTCCATATATATGAAAATTATCTACATTAGAATATTTGGTAACAAAATCTCTAGCATCTTTAATTGTTCCGAGGGAAATGGGGCCTACCGGCTCTCCAAATAAAGATTTATACTCACTATTCCCATTCTTAGGTATGAATAGCGTGGGGTTATAATCATCTTTAACTTTAAATCGAGTTCGATTATCAACACCACGAACCAACATCTTACTTCCAACACATTGAACATTAGTATAAAAATTCATCAATAATTTATTCCTGAATCGCCGGCAGTTTTAAAAGAGTTCTGGGCCCCAAAATTCCATCAACACACAACCCATTATTTTCTTGAAACCACATCAACATCATTTGAGTCTGTTGCCCAAAAATCCCATCGACGGTTATATAGGACTCCTTTTTTCTAAGAATATGGCTCATGATAATAGGTGGGGAGTTTCTATCTTGATATATTCGCATCAAGTATACATTAAGTTTAGATTGAAGGGAAACTACATCCATGCCAGTATCAAATAGCTTAACACTATCACTCCTTTGACCATGCACAGATATTTTTCCCAAGTTATTTAAACCTAATACAGATTTATAATCAAAAACAGGACATGATTTGTCAGAGACTTCACAATGTCCATGAAAACTTACATCACATTCAAGGTCAATTATTCCACACAAACGAACAAGCGCATTATATTGATTGACCGTAAAATCATTGACCCTAAGACCGTGAACACATATAGCAATACTATTGGCATTATGCCCCTTCTGTGCCGCAGGATCTAATTCAATATCTCTACCAATTTGAACTTCTCCTGAAAATGGTATGACATAATGATATCCAATATCAGTCCAACCACGTTTAAGATGCCATTCCCTAATCACATTAACATTACCATGCTCAGGAACAGATGAGGCGGAGCAATGAATAAACACACGGGACACACTTCTACTCTTAGGAGCAATAAATTCTATCATAATACACCTTGAATACAAAGTTATACTATTATATAGCAAAGGGGAGGAGAATAAATCCCCTCCCCTTTTAAGGTTATTACAATAAATTAAAATTATTCATTCAACAGAACCTTATCTCCACCCTCAGGCTTACCATTGATGGTAATTTTCTTTGGCTTCTTTTCCTCGGGAATCTCATTCACCAAGGATATAATAAGAAGCCCATTTACAAAAGAGGCATCTGTTACCTTAATTGTTGGACTGAGTGTCCATGAACGTTTGAAATTGCGGGCTGCAATTCCTTGATGGACATACACAGCAGAATCGGCACTATGATCCTTCAAGGATTCAACAGTAAGAGTGTCTTCCTTTACAGTCACATCAATTTCTTCTGCTGAAAATCCAGCCAAAGCAATTTCAATAGCAAAACTATCAGAGTTATCATTCCTCACAATATTGTATGGAGGATATGAAGTTGCCTGGGCGGTGCCTACTCCAGATGAGATGAGGCGATCAAAAAGCTGATCAAATCCCAGAAGGAATGGATCGTTTCTCAATTGAGTAACAATCGTGGGGAGGTGTTCTGTAGTAAATCTTGTGGTTACCATTTTATTTCTCCTTTTCAAAAAAGCGAGTTTTTTGATATAATGATGCCTGATTATTCAGCACATCAGTTTTCTCCTATAATCTTATAGGTGAAATCATATTTATAATTTAGCAAGAATATCTAGACCATATTCTAATAAACGATTCGGGCGCTCCACAGAAGCAGAAATTTGCGTAGGGCCTCTTCTAACAATATTGGGATTAGGCCTCTTTTCTTTATTCCTAATGTTGGCAAAGCCCCTTCTGGTTTTAGATCGAAGAGTTTTAAGCCTCCGATTTCTATTGCTAGTATCCGATAACTTAGTGCGCGCTATTCGGAGCCTTCTTTTGTCTGCCGCAAGGCGCAAGGCCCTCTGTTGATCCAACCTCCTCTGATTGTCTGCCGCCCTGGCGGCCGCGGCGGAGGCAGAATCGGAAGGTATATTAGATTGATTATTGTTAGGCGGATTAGGCATTGTTAATTGTTCCCAAATAGTCTCTTCTATTTATACTCCAGTTGAGCCGAATCCTCCAATTCTTTCTGTTTTTATACCGGGCATTGTAGAAGTTTCTTTAACCGACCAAAAAAGAGATCGAATCATCTCAGCTTGTGCAATCCTCTCTCCATGCTTAATTTGAACTGCATTTTTTGAAAAGTTGATAATAGAAACAAAAGCTTCTTCCACATAATCTGAATCAATTACCCCCTCACAATTTGAAAGAGATATTCCCCGTTTAAATGCTAAACCAGACCTCGGATGCAATCTGACCGAATAGCTATTAGGAATATCGAAAACAATTCCAGTAGGAACTAACACCCTCGCACCAGGAGTTACATTAAGTATACCATCCTTCACGCGAGAATCTGCGTTATCCACAGACGTTATCATTTCCCCATCTTGTAAGTATGCTCGTAAATCAACGCAGGCAGACCCCGATGTTGAAAAATCTAAATCTATAACATTTGGATATAATTTATAATAATGTAAATCTATCATCAACCATCATCTCTCCTACCACCAATATTATATTTTGCCACTAATTCCCATGCATCCTTATCTTTAAACGCAAGTATTTTAATCTGATTAATCGGCACTACAGGAGATTTAGTGGATTCAACATTCGCTATAGACAATAAACCCCACTCGGCCAATAAATTAACTATAGTGTTTCTCCGGGCAATATCATTATCACTTATATCTGTAGACTTACCATCTAATGCAAATAGTTCCTTAAAGTGTACAATATAATATTTTCCGCGCTTATGTAGAATATGACATGACTGGAATAACGTTTTATCTTTTCTACTGGACACGCCTATGCGTGTAAGTGTTTCTTTAATTCTCAGAAAATCATCATCTTCTGTAAAATTCACTTCGATTAAATCTGATATATCAATTGGAGTTCTTCGTTTTTTTTCTCCCATTCATAACACCACCCTTATCCATTCTATTCTGAATATCCATTACCTGTGATTCACTCAAAATAGCTAAAGCATCTCTTGCCTTTTGATTATTATATCCATAATACTCTTTAACCAAAGAAAGGTGTTTTTCATCTTCAGGCTTAGCCCATCGAGAAAATCTCTTTTTAGGTCTAATTGTATTTATAAGGAAATCAAATTGCAATTTACTATCGATGTGGGGGTTTAAATTCATCTCCTGACAAGCAGCAAGACAATCTATAAAATATGACAATGTTCTATTAACCACAAAGGGGGGGTATTCTGATTCAGAAAAAACATCCTGATTCATCAAATTCTCCTTTGATATATTAATCGCCCTCAGATAATCACTTAAATTTGCCATATTCTATTTTCTTATAATTGTCTCACAGGTCACAACATCTCCCAAAAAATAATTTCTTGTAAAATGAACTGCCCTGTTCACATCAAAATCCTTGCAAGTAAAGATATTTAAATAGACTGCCTTCAGGTCCGTGAGTGTATGAATAGTGAAATTGGATGTACTAATAAACTGTACTGCCGAGATTCCATTCAGATGTGGAATGTCCTTCCACTCTGGTGGGCACTCGTCCATCGTCCACCAATAGCGTTTGCATAATTCCATGTTTGTCAATTCTGCCAACTCAACAAAGAATCTATCAAGTGCCATCTTGTTAAATTTATCCACATCACAATTATGCAAATCGAGGATTAGTTCTTTTCCATAAGGCTTATCATTCATCATTCTTCCTCATTGCTAAATTCACAGCATTTAAATTATTAACGATGGTTTGAATCTCCGATTTTTTAATCCTGATATAAACAAACTCATCTTCAATCTTCCGAATTCGTTTTTTTGTCGATCTTATATCCAATATAATATGCAATAAATAGATAACAAAAAATATACAAAGCATCCATATAAGTGTCCATAATAAAATTGTACTCCAATCCATTATCTTTCCTTGTTAGATTGAACTGCAATAAGAACAATCATTGTAACCATCCACAACCAAAGCAAAGTATATTCCATTATCGTTTCCTCTCCGGAACCTCAAGCATAATTTTAATACCATTCTTCTCGGCAAAGTTATACTCGACCATCGTTCCCTTTCCCTTTTCCCATCCCGGGCAAAAGAAAATTGCATCACACTTATCAATGATGGCCAAATCGGATGCAAGGGTATCCTCATATGAAATAATGCCATCCTCGTATGCCCATTCGTCATTTTCGATTGGGCAGATGACTGCATATCCCCGCTTCATAAATTTGATAGAGTAGTATCGAAGAATATTTCGATTCTTCCACTTCTCTTCATTATTTAGATTACCACCATCACTATATCGACCTGCAATATATATCACAGGTTTTAGTTTATTACTTTGTTTCATTTCCGTACACATCTCCATTTTCTTCTATCTTAATGTCCTCATAATCGGCAATTTTTCTTCGATACAATTCCATCTTCACCGATTCAAGAACACCTATCACAGCATTATATTGAGTATATCTTTCCTCACTCTGAGACAACCAATATAAACAAATTCTAGTAATAATATAATTAAGTATACCCGGAACTTCAGGCGCTGAGCCTTCACTCACAACATTAAACAGTCGAAGTTTATCGATCAAAAGATCAACACCTTCATCCAATCTTTCTCTAATTCCTTTATGTATATAAGGCATATATTTTTTCCCTTTTACTTAAACTCCGTTTCAACCATTAATTCAGTAAGACACGCCACAAGATTAATTTCAACATCAGAAACAAACGCAGCTTTATAGCTATAGTCTGCCAATATCAATACTGCCTGTGGAATTGACTCTGGTTTAAAATGATCGTTTGCAGCATCATATATTTTACGAAATACCTTATTCGGATCATTGTCAATATTATGTGCAACCCATGAACGAACCCTTTTAAAATTTTTCTCCTTTAGAGCAGAAATTAATTCATCCATA